GCACAGGGGTGTACTGTGTGCGGTGTTTCTTGGGTTCAGTCCATGCAGACCATTTGCTATCCCGCCCTGAGGGATGCTGTGTAGAAATAAAAAAAGACCGCTTGCAACTGCTCTCTGGTGGTAATCCTTTGTAAATTTCCCTACAGAATTTACAAAAGACAGAAAGCATGTGCAAACGGTCTTGATTTTGTTACTTACCACGGCAACAGGGCAGATCATATCAAACTTCAGGCCGGTGTCAAATCACTGAACCATTCCGGCTTTTTTTCCCTGAGCTGATACAGACGCAGATCTGGGATCACGTTCTTTTTGCGCCACTTGTAAACAGCCGGTGCGGTCAGGTTCAAAACCTGAGCTACCTTGTACAAACTGGCCTTTTTTTCTAATTCCTCAACAGTCATTTCAGCTCCTTTTGGGTTGTCGATGGGTATAGTATACACGCCTCTGATATACCTGAGTAGATCATGTGTGTATGTTATACAACAGGTTGACAACAACTGCGGTTAATCCGACACTTCCCTTGTCATTTTTGGCGTTTAACAAAGGAGAGAGTAATGACATATGTAGCGACAGCAACCTACTTCCCCCTACAGGCAATTGCGCCTATCAACCTGGGTGGATACGAGGCCAAGACCCGTGATGAAGCAGTGTCCATCCTCATGGACGAAATACGGGAATTTATGCGAAGAGAGGAAGGCAACAATTGGTGGGACGATGTCATCATCAGCATTGAGCACGACCACGTCAAGGCCAACTATCCCTTTGAGTTTTGGGCAAAACATTTTGCATGGAGTTATTGACATGATCAGAACAGACAAATTTTCGGGCGAGACATACTTTGAAACCGAAGACACCAAAGTCTCAAGTACTGGCAACACTTTTTCAAAATTGGGTGAGTCATGGGTAGGAAGCAACGGGGAAGTAATCCAAAAAATGGGCGACCGTCTGATCAACACAAAGACAGGCGTAATGTCCTCTTGGGGCGATCCTTTCAGAGACGAGGAATGAAAGACGTTCTTTACTACGATGTGAATGGAACCAGACGGTATCCACGCACATTGGTCGAAGCATTTCCAAACACTGACAACACAAACCCGTTTTGTAAACCAGCACAGTGGGAAGTTGACTTTGACAACTTGTTTGCGTACATTGGGATCTTCATCTCAGGCTTTTTATTGGGGCTCGTGTATGCATACAGATAAAGTGTCTTACGACATCAGCAAACAACAATACACCAAGGAAATCATGTACGAGGGCATTCACTTGCGACTTCAGTACAGCAGAGATTTATCAGGTGAATTTCAGCTTGATGGTGTCTTAACCACTGATGGACAAAACATCATTGATCTTGTCCGACAACAGGCGTTGAAATATTTTGAGAGCACACTTTGAGAGGAATTGAAATGAATAGCATAGAAAAGAAAAGTGAAGCAGGGGCAACATTCTTGTTGCAACTTATCGTTGGTTGCATGTTCTTGCACAGCACCGTCCTAGACTTCTTTAAATGGGTGGTGGCGTAATGGGATACATACTTGGCTTGGGCTGCATATTTGCGTGGCTCACACACATCTTCTATTGTTTTGGACATGCCGCTTGGGGCTTCCTATTGGCTGGCGCCATCTTCTTTCCAATTGGCATTCTCCACGGGTTGTACTTGTGGTTTTCTTAAGAGGTAAATATGAAAATGAAAGAGTATCAAGAGCAGTTAATCAAAGAGCACATGTATTCAGATCAAGAGTATTGCTGCTACTGCATGGAACCCAAGTTCGACAAATGGGGTTGTTGCGGTGAAAACCATTGGCTGATGTTCAGAGACTTTGATGAGCAAACCCAAAAAGAGTTTATTGAAGCAGAGTTAATAGAGTATGAAAAATGGAGCAAAACACAATGAACATTTCATTAAAAACATTGATTGAAGTCGAAAAGCAGTTTGAGTTCATTTTGAATGAATATTCAACTTTTATTCAAAAACTAGAGCACACAGAATTTATAAAAGCAATCGACAAAAGAACCCCTGCATTAGAGGCATTTTTTGAATTGAAGATTGAGATTGAAGAAATTCTTAAAAAACAAAAAGTTGAGGTTACACAATGAACAACCCACCAGCATTTCCAACAGCTACGTTGGCACAAAAAACTGAGGGTGGCATGACATTGCGTGACTACTTTGCGGCACAAGCATTAACAGGTGCTCAAATTTGGGATGCCGTTATCAATGGAAAAAATGCTCAATTTAGTTCAGGCGTAGAAAAACTTGCAAAAGCAGCTTATGCCGTGGCAGACGCAATGTTGAAAGCGAGGGAAGCATGAACGAAGTAAGCAAAGCAAACATGGAGGTTTACCGCAAACTGGCGGTTGCACGGGCAAAGCTTCGGGCGCAGGTTCTCAAGAAGTCTGGCAAAAACAAATTTGCTAATTACGACTATTTTGAGTTGGGTGACTTCTTGCACCCCACCCTGCAAATCTTTGACGACCTGGGGCTGATTGGCATTGTGTCGTTCACCAAAGACGAGGCAAGCCTATCGATTGTGGATGTGGAAAACGGTGGCGAGATCGTCATCACCAGCCCGTTTGGATCGGCAGCATTGAAGGGCTGTCACGAAGTGCAAAACATTGGTGCGGTGGAGACTTACCAGCGTCGCTACCTGTGGGTGGCTGCGATGGAGATCGTTGAGCATGATGCCTTGGATGCCACCACTGGCAGAAAGGGCGATGTTCCGATTGTCAGCCCACGGGGCAATGTAGAGGTTAGTGATGCACGTTTGAGCGTGATCACAGATGTGTCGTTGGCTATCCAAGAACGCATGGACGCTGACGACATGATTGGTGCTTATGAAGAGTACATGGGCATCACTGACGGTGAAGAGAAGATCGCATTGTGGGGAATGCTTGACAGCAAAACCCGCTCTGCATTGAAAAAACATGGCGAGAGCTTGAAAGGTAAATAATGGAAAAAAGAGCATTTGATCCCACAAACCGTGGAACACTGGCGAGAAACGAAAAGAAAGAATCAGACACCCATGCTGATTACAACGGTCAACTGAACGTCAACGGCACTGAATACTGGCTCAATGGCTGGATCAAGAAGGGCAATGAGGGAAAAAACTTCCTATCCCTGTCAATCAAGCCCAAAGCGCCAGCCGCCCGACAAAGTTCGGAGCCCACCCGCAAATCTAGAGACTCTGGTTTTGAAGATATGCCTGACGATTTGCCTTTCTGACAATTACCATGCTAGAATAACCACCAGAGGGAAAGCGGATGCTGTGCGAGGACACAGGAAGTGGTGCAAGTCCACCCCGCTTTGCAATCACAGACGCAGCGAGTACCTCTACCTTTTCAAGAGACTTTTCAGGAGAACCACATGAGCAAATTAGACAGTACATGGTTTGGTGGCGAAGTAGGCAAGTTCTTTGAACTGCCCATTTTCAACAGAGCCCGAAACTCAGACCCCGTGACCAGCCACATGGCAGCAGATCAGGTCACAACAGCCCCAAAACACTTTCAAATCATCCATTTAGCCCTGATTGAGCATGGACCTATGGGTAAGGATCAAATCGCCTTTAAAACGGGTTTAGAGCCCAATGCGGTGGCTAGGCGTTTACCCGAGCTCCAGCGCATGGGATTGGCGGTTACAACTGGCAAACTGGTCGAATCAAAGGCTGGTCGAAAGGAGCGGGAATGGAAAGCTTGCTGAACATCCTACTGTTGGCCTGTCTGTTGGGTTCAGGCCTTGTGACTTGTATTGTGATTGTGGTCGGCATCATGGTCGGCTACCAAGTATTGAATGGAGAACAAGATGCAAACATGTGAGTTTTTTTTGGAAGACTACTATTCCGAAACCCTAGAAAAAGAAGTTGCCATCTACTTCACTGAAACTGACCATGACCCGTCTGTAGGGGTTTTCCATTATTTTGAGTGGGAAGCGTTGGACGAAAACAACAAGGATGTCCAAGACTTATTGTCTGAAGAAGAGATCAGGGAGATTGAGAAGTCCATTCGCACGGAACTCCGCAAACCCCCTGTTCGTGAATACGATTAAGCAAACGCTTCGAGTGCCCGTGCAGTACGGGCAACTCTGTCATCCAACCCGTGTGTGCCACCGTTGATCTTCTTGGTGACTGCAACAATATCTTCAGCGATGTTGTTCAGGTGGTTTTTGTGCCAAAACCAGCCAGCAGACAAGGCTGCATACATGGGTGTGCTGACCAGGTCAGGATCGGACTCTAGGTCGGCTCCCAAGGCTTCTCCACAGGCACGGTAGTTATCACGGCCAGTAAGCTGGATAAGCCCCCTCCCCCGAAAATTCCAACCGTCACCAGAATCTTCGTCGCCATTGCCCATGCGGTTGGCGTAAACATGGTTTGCAATTGCTTCAGGGTTGCGGTGGTAGGGCTGTGCCATCTCCAATGATGGGAACCGCTTTGGCCAAACCTTGCACAGGGACTCAGCCTTGTAATTCAAGTTTTCAACCAGAGCGGTAAAACCTGCGCTCTCATGGCCACATTGGCCAAGGAAAGAAGCTTGTTGTTCAGGGGTTTCGATGCCAAATGTCTCAAAGGTGGTGTTGATGGCATCAATCCATTCTTCGGCTTTGGCTGGCGACATGTGCAGGGCATGGGCAAGTTGTTCGGATGTCATTTCTGTCCTTTCAGGGTTTGGTAGACGGTGTTGTAGGCATCGATACAGGCGTTGAGTTGTCTGGTGTTTGCGTCTCCTTGCTCTGTGATGGCGACAAGAGATTTAGCAACCTCTCGGTCAAGTTCGGCTGTTGCTTGAACGCTATCTCTGGCGGGAGCGGGGGTATCTGCGGTGGCTGGTACGGGGCAGACGGGGCTCTTGACAGGAACCCGCAGCTTGATAACACCAGCGGTAATATCAGTGTTGCGCTTTTGCGACAATAGTTTTGCATCATTGTTGGCCTTTACAAATTGAGTGGCTTGGGTGTGGACGGCTTGGACCAGCGCCTGTTCTTTTGTTCGAGCTTCCTCGTTGAGTTGAGCAATAACCAGTTTTTGCCGATCTTGCTCAGAATGCTTGCCCTTGAAGTAACCACCCGTAAAGCTGGACCCGAGGGCAAAAAGCAAACCCAGAATAACCCATGGATTGAACAAGCTCATTCTTTGATCCCCTTGAACACTGGCTCATCATCGTCGTCAGCGACCTTGGGCTTGGGTGGCGGTGGTGGGCGGTTGACCCAGCTTGGGCCACTTTGAGGTTTGACAAACGTGCTGCCCAACGGGGTGTTGACGGTCACCCCAGCAGGTGGCAGGGGCTTGGGAGGCGCAGGAGTGGCTGTGGCTTGCGATCCATGCCCGACTGCCATCAGCGTACCAATGATCGAAATCATGCTCACCAAGACCGTTTTAAGGATCTCAAACAACACTACGTCGTTGGGCGCTTGGTTGGCCATGGGCTGGGTCACAAACATCAAGCAGTACAGCACACCAAAACAGGCACAGACCAAACAAATCACAAAACCCATTTGGGTACAGAACTGCCCAAGGGCATGCCAATCTTCAGGGGTTCTTCTTGTTGATCTCACGGTACATCTCCTTTGTGACTAGATCTCTGGTGCATGTGCCTGAAGCTTCACAGGCTGGTGGTTGGCATTCAGGGTTTTTCCAGTTTGTTGGATCTTGGCAGGGATAACGAAAACGGTCTTCGCACCCTGTCAAACAAAGGGTTATCAGCAAAAGTGTCAGGCTTTTTATCACGCTCTTTCCTTTCGATCCGCTTTTCGATTTTCTCTATTTTGTCCAAAGCTTTCTCTGTTTCTTTTAAGGCAGACAAGATGTCCAGATACAGGAATGCGCCAAGCGGCAGGATGAGCGCCACGAGCACCACAGCAACTATCCACCCCATCGCCCCCATCATATGGTCCTCTGGTTGTTCAGGAAGAGAAACAGGAGCCACAGGTATCCGATAAGGATCATAGTCAACACCGACAATCCTGCTTTTAGGCGGTTGCTTGCCTCTCTTTGCTGACGTTGCCATCTCTTCCTCTTTATCCTGGCTTCCTGCGCCAGCCTTGCAGCTTCTTGTTCAGCGCCAACGATCTCACGCATCTCGAAGACCTTTGAGTACAGTGCCCCAAGCTCTTTGGGAGCATTCCAAGTCATCGCCATTCTGATGTCTTCCACCAGTTTTTGCATTTGATCTTGAGCTCGAACACGCTTTAAGGCCTCCTCCATCAAATTTGCGTTGGGATCGTAGACGCTTCTCGAACGCTCTTCGGATTCCCGTATGTGATCCGCAAGTTGTTCTTGGAGATGGAAGAACTGGATTAGTTGGGTGACGACATCGTTGAGGATTTGCTCTTCATCGACAGCGACATACTTTTCTTTTTTCTTTTGCGCCACAGGCTGGGACGCTGGCTTTGCTTTAGGTTTGCTGGCAAAGAACTGAACCAGCTTTGCAATAAATCCCTTTGCTTCTTTACCAATTGAAACAACTTCATCAGCCGTTTTTTTAATCTCAACAAACTGCGTTTTGGCTTCACGGTACAGGTCACAACCTGCTTGGATCTGCTTCACCAGACCCGCAGCCATCATGCAGATCGTTATGGGATCAATTTTTAATTCTTTCCAAGAATGTAATGTGACACAAAGCCAACAACAGAACTGATGCCTGAAACAACAGCCATGCCCATCCACACGCCACCCTTACCTTGGTTGACCAAGGCAATGAGTTGCTCAATCGACTGCTCCATCTTGTCGATCTTCTTTTCCAAATTTTCTACTTTGGCCGTGAGCACACCATAGGCCACAGGATCTATCTCAGTCATGATTTCCTCTTATTGTTTCAACTGCAATTGGTCTGTCAGTGTGCGAAGCAATGATCCACCTTGGCCAATTTCTGTTGGTCGAACAGTTGGTGGTGGCGGTATTGCAGACAACGGAATTTTGCCTGGGATGTTGGCGCTTCTAAATTTCTGTTCTTCCAAAGCTTGAAGATTCAACACGGGCGTTCTTGTGTATGGACGCATGCGGCCAACTTCATTCTGGTACTCACGCAAATCTTTGTAAGCTTTCTTTTGAGCTTCTTCGCCTGGCCCGTATGGTTTGCCGTCATTTTTGCGTTTGATCACATCTCTGTAAATGTCTGTTCCGACAGCAGAATGCAACCAATTGTCAGCACCGCCAGTTCCAGCAGGTTGTGTGCTCTTTGAAACCTTTTCTTTGGCAGGTTTTGTAGCTTGGGTTTTTGGCGTTTCAGCTTGTGCAACAGGTTGTTCAGCCACAGGCGCAGTTGTTTGTACCACGGGCGCTTCAACAACAGGTGCGGCTGGCGCTACAGGTGCTGGCGCTACAGGTGCAACGGGCGTAGTAGCCACAGGTGGTGCGGCAGAACCAGCAGGGGGCTGATTGCGAATAAATGCAGGTGGCTCAGGCGTAGATGATGACGCTGGAGCAGTTTGTGCCTTGGC